ACTGCACCGGGCTGCTCTCCTTCTCGTGCAGGAGGCTGTCCAACATCCGCCTCAGCAGGAACCACTCCAGCTCGTTCAGCTCCAGCAAGTCCTCCGGTGGGGGTTCCGGCAGGGGGCTGGCCAGCCACGCTAACGCCCTCTCCACTTGGGGCAGTGACAGTTTCTGCAACACGTTCTTCTCCTACAGCTTCCTGCTGCTCAATGGCTAGCTGCTCACGGGCGACAGTGATAGCTTGTTCTGGCGAAGCACCTTTTACGATTGCATCGTCGTAGAGTTCTTGCAGGCGAGCACCTTGTGCGTCAGCCGCTTCGGGCGCACGCATGACGGGCGGTTCAATAGCAGCACGGCGCTCAGCATCAACCTGCGCACGGGCTTCACGTGCTTCGATGATTGCAGCAGCTTCCGCGTCACTAAGAAAAGGCAACGTGGCTTTGAGTTCTTCAATCTGCTGAGCAGTTGCAGGCCGACGCCGTTCTTCGGGAGCGGCGGGTTTGCCCTCCAGAGTCGGCTCAACACGGCCAGCAGGTTCGGGGATTGCGGGTACAGCGCGCTCTTCAAACGTCGGCTCAATACGCTCAGCAGGTGCAGGTGGCGCTTCAGGTTCGACAGCAGCCGGTTCAGCAGGCACAGCGGCGGGAGGCTCAGCGGGGCGAGCACGTCCACTTGCGGCCAAGGCAGCACCAGGAACAGTTCCGGCTGCGGTCTCCACGATTGCCTGTCCAAGCCCGGACACAGGTGATACACCTTCATCCATCGTCCCAGTGACGATGTTCCCCACAACTTTGGGGGCGATGGTTTCTACCTGCTCGGTGCCAAGTTCCGACAGGGCACGGGCACCACGGCCACGAACCCCTGCGCCGACAGCGCGCCCTGCCAGCATTTCTTCAGCACCGATACGGCCAGCCAGATAACCAGCCGCAGCTCCGGTAGTTTGTGCAGGTAGCGCGAAGATGGGGGCCAGGATAGCCACCGAGTCTTTGTGGTTCAGCCCGCTGGCGCGGAGTTCTTGGTACGCATCACTGTTGCTCCACTGCTCGGGGGTCAGCTTGCGCAGTGCCTCAGCCGACTCTTTGGCCGATTCGCCAGCAGTAGACAGCATGTTGGTCGCCGCCATACCTTTGGCGCCGACTTGTAGAAGACTTAGTCCAATTGTGGGTAGCAGAGAACCACCACCTCTAGCGACGATGTCGGCACCGGCGGGAGAAAGCAGACTACGCGCAGCGTAGCTAGCCGCAGCCATTTCGCCTTGCAAGCGTTGGATCTGATTGATCTTGGTCTGCCGTTGAAAGACCGACTCCTTCAACTGAGGAGACTTAAAGTACTTCTCCAGCCCCTGATCAATAACGTCCAGCGCCGCACTCGCGGGGTTGTCGCCAGCATTGATGTTGTCGGTGATGCCTTTGAAGAAGCCGATACCGCCCTGAGTAATACCCGCCCAAACGTCAGCGTTGATCTGACGCAGGGTGCGCTTGGGTAGCTCCGGGGGTGCAGCTCGCATCTCGGCAAACTGCTCTCGGGGCTTGGGCTTGCCTTCTGCAAAGTCGCGCTGAGACAGCAACAGACCCTCTTCCTGCGTGAACGGGCGCGTCTCGCGCAGAATCTCAGGGGGTACCGTGTCGAGCACACTGCCGGTGTACTTCTTGCGCGGCTTTTCTTCGCGGGCAGGCGGCTGTAATGCCTCCATGAACCCAGCAAACTCTGGGTTTACAGCGGGTTCTTCGGCAGGTGCTGGGGTGCGTGCTGGGGCGGAAGCAGGTGCTGGGGCAGGGGCGGCGCGACCTCCATCTAGCGCAATCACATTTAGCCCGTAGTCTTTTCTGGCTCGGGCAGTTGCCATTTCAGGCGTGATGTTGTCAGGGGCGTTTTTGTAAATCGCCGTTGACCCGTTCTCGAAAGTAACCGTAATGTCGCGCGGCATTACGCCCCCTAATTACCAATTGCGTACTGTTGGACCGCTCGCGGGTTTAGCCGCAGCGGCAGGTGCGGCAGCAGGTGCTCCACCAGGAGTAGCGCCCTCTGAACGAATAGAAGCTTCTTCGATCCGGCGTTGTTCGGCTTCAAACGCTGCGCGGATAGGTGCCGCCTGATCCCGCAATCTCTTTTCCGTATCTTTATCGCCTTTCCGACCCGCTGCCCGCGCATCACGCAACAAGCGAGCGTAAACGATGCCTTGATCACCAGCAACGCTAGGATCTTCGTCAAAGGCTCGCATGGCTTTGCCAAGGTTAGCGTCGATACGCTGTTGAATCACGTCTTGAGCCACACCCAGACGACCGGGGCCATAGTCCTTAGAAGCGGCGAGCACTTCCATCAACGCAGAAGCCTGCTGCTTCAGCACGGGGAGCTTCGGATCGTTGGGGTTCTTGCTCTCCATGTCAATAATCTGCAAGCGCAACTGCCCAAGCTGCCGATCAACTTGCGGCAGAGAAGGTGCCTTGCCAGCGCCAGCGCCAGAACCGGGGCGAGTAGCACGCAGCACGTTGGCATACACATTACCCGCTGCAATATCCCGAGTACGAGCATCGCGCGCTGCGTCGGCTGCGCTCTTATCTGCGGCGTCGGCAGACATGCGAGCTTCGCGGTGCAGGCCCATGCGCTCTTTGCGCTCGGCGTCGGCTAGTTGGAACTGCATATTGGCCAGCGCACGCTTTTCAGCGCGGTCGGCTTGGAGCACCTGTCCGTAGGCGCCGCCAAATTCAGATGCAGCTGCTGCAAGCCCACGCGCCGTCCCACCCGGTTCAAGTGCAGCTCTGGAGGCCCTAAGAAGCGCGATACCTAGACCACGATCAAGATTCCTGGCGCTCTCACCACGCGCTTCGGTAATATCTTTACGCATAGCGGCGTACGGGTTCTCGCCACCAACCTCTTGCTGCTCTCTGATGTAATCAGCTATGAACTGTTTACGCTGCGTAGGCGTCATGCGTCTAACTTGCGGATCCGACAAAATGCGCTGCATGATGGTGTTGAAACCAGCCTGAGCCTGAGCGTGCTGCAACGGGAAGCCAGGAGAAGTGTCTTTCGCGTCGTCCTCAGCATCTTCGTCTTCGACCATGCCACGTTCAGCAAACGACACGATGCCGCCAGGAGCATAGTTCTGCTGACCAGCGGACATACCAGCGAGCCCTTCGGACTCGGGCGCGGCTTCTGGAACGGCCCCAAACATCTCAGGCACGGGTTGCGCAACGGCTTGATCGACAAGCGATGGAGCCTGAGTGGGCTGCTGCGCCGCCTGGGCCATCTGCATGCGCTGCGACTCTTTGATGAGCTGCAACGAGCGAAGGGCCGTGTACGGGTCGAGACCAGGGATCGGAGCCTGCCCAAGCACTGCTGCTTGAAGGATCTGCGGGTTAGCCTTGAAGCGGTCGGCGTAGACCGAGGCCATATCAATAGGCATGGTGCGTCCTTTAGATCGTGTTCAGAGCCAGAGCGCCGAGGCCCGAGCCCTTCTCGTTTTTAACATGCCCGCCCTTGGCAAACAACTTGCCTAAACCCGCTGCTCCCAAACCAAGAGCCGTGAGGTTCTGCATGCTGGTCGGCGGGGCTTGATAGAGCGCCGAACCAGTCTGGGTAAGCGGCACGCCACGAATGATGTCGGACATGAAGCCCAACTGCTTGTACGGGTAGTTCTGGAAGCCGAGGAAGTCCTGGTACTGAGCACCCAGGATGTTCTGCATCTGCTGCTGTTGCTGCCCACCGTATTGGTTTTGCAGTTGGTTGATGGCCAGATTCTGGCCAAACTCCGTCTGACCCAACTGACCCAGTTGGCCAGCAGCGCCGAGAGCGGATTGAAGACCTTGGAGCCCCAAGCCAGCGCCGTACTGGCGCGACTGCTCACCGAGCTGCGCAGCGGCCTGACCATACTGAGCACCCAGACCAGCCTGCTGCATCAGGTTACCGTAGCCGAACTGACGCGACTGCTCAGCCTGCTGCTGTGCCTGCATCTGGGCTTGCTGATTGGCCAGCTGTGCTTGCAGCCCCTGCTGCGCCCCTAGCTGCTGCACGCCGAGCGCCGCGCCTAAGTTTTGTCCACCGACAGTCAGACCAGCTTGCTGGTTAGCCAGTGCAGCCTGCATACGAGCAGCCTGCTCAGCGTTGAACTGCTGTTGGGCTTGCTGATATGCAGCCTGCAATCCACGCGACTGGATGTCTCCCATTTGCGTGCCCAGATTCCGTGCACGTTCGGCTTCAACAATCGCTTGACGGGAGCCACCAAATGCCCCTGCCCGAGCAAACCTACCCGCTTCTTGCTGGCCTGCAATTGCGGACTGTCGTGCAGCTTCCCGCTTCTCGATGTCCACCACATTCTGCATGTACGGCGACATGAAAGACTCGGCAGCGCCAGGACGAGCAAACGTCTGAGTGCGCACGCGCTCAGCAGGGGCCATCTGGAAAGTGGACAAGTCCCGAGCCGCAACGCTAGGCGCTGTAAACGAAGTCGGCTGGTACGCACCAGGGGCGTTGTAAAAGTTAGAGAACTGCCCCGGCTGATACTGGTCATACGCAAGAGCACGGAGCCCAGCAGTACCGGCCATCGCAGCAGCATCGCGCAACTGAGGCGCGGCTTGCATACCTTGAGCACCGGCAAACGCCTGCTGTTGCAGCGGGGTAAACTGCGCAAACCGCTCCCCCTGATACTGCAAGTACGGGTCTTCAAACATCGCCTCTGCTTTTCCGAGCAGCCGCTCGGCGTACGGAGCGATGAAATCTGGGAGTCCGTAGGTTATTGTTTGTGAGCTAGTCGGGTTGGGGGCAGTAGCCATGATGCTTCCTTATGCGGGCAGGTACTTGTCGGCGCGGGTGTTCTTGGCCACCTTACCTTTACCAACACTCTTGCGACGGGCTGCTTGGATGCGGTCCATCATTGCGTAAAGTTTGCGGGCGCCAGCCTCGGTCGAGCCGTTGCCTAGTTCAGAAACGATGCGAGCGGGTACAACAAACTCTCCGTCAGCCAGACGTGCGGGACGCTTACCAGCAATCGTTGCCGGGATCGAATCAGACACGCCATCGCCAGGGCCACGGAGCAGTCGGCCACCATCGGAGTAGTCGCCAAGGTGTCCGCCACGAGCAGCGCCACCTTCAACACCCATCAAGCGCGTGCGGGACATACCGCCACCGGCAAGAGCAGAAAGTCCGCCATTACGCATGCCAGCCATCAGCGCAAGTTCTTCGTCGGTGTAGTTAGGGCCACCAACATCGTATTCACTTCTTTCGGGCATACGGTCAGGTACCGGGATTGGCGTACGGCTCTCAATCGGCGCAAGTTCCTCTCCAACTTTCTTGTCAACCAAGCGGCTTATAACGCCTGCGTCTTCGGCCTGCCCGATGATCCGCCCACTGATCGGATCAACAATCACAGAGCCAACCACAATACCGCCCGTACCATCATCAACGTTTGCTGTTATCGTTCCAATAACGCGTCCAGAGATGGGATCGACCACATTGTTGCCAACAACTACGCCGCTATTGATGGTTGCTTGATCTGCATAAGTGCGGTTGTCGCCCGTTACAACGGTGTTGCGAGAAGTGCCACCAACCAGTGAATTACTTGTCAGAGAGGGAAGCCCAGCACTAACCCCAGCTGTTGATGCGCCGCTGCCACCGCCAGTGGTACCCGCCCCAGTACCCGCGCTCAACGCTTCTCTACGTTCAGGTGTGGTGGGGGTAGTACGACGGATTGCGCTATCAGTTAGCCCCATAGCCTCTGCGTAGGGACGTATGACAGGACGTGCAAGAGAGCCCGTGGGGTACGCACCGCGCCCCATCAAGTAGTTGTAAGCAGCCTTGCTATCGCCAGTCAGCCCACTGAAACGGAACTCGTTGAATGCCGCACGCGCTTGATACTCGGGGATACCGCGCATCCGAGCAAACGTCAGCACCTCGCCATACTGAGCATTTGGGTTTGTTTGCAAGAAATTCGACAGCAGCCCAAACGCCTCGTTCTGCGTGTACGTGCGCTCACCGGGTTTGATGTCAGTAATGGTCGGCATGCGCGTAGCGCCACCGCCCTGCTCATACTTTGTGCGAACCTCCTCCATAGTCTGAGGAGTGAACTGCGTAGCAGGAGCCAGCGTCGGTGTGGTCGGCGCAAAGTCAGGAAGCCCCGGCAGTGGTGCCGGAGTGACGGTTGTGCCAGTGTCGGTGCCGGTAAACGTGGGGGATACAGCGGTAACGGGAGCAGGGCGGGTTATGTTGTTAGCCCGCATGAAGTCAGCTACGTTCTGCGCATTGAACGACTTGCCGTAGGTTTGGTTTGCTAGATCGGCAATTTGTTGATCAGTCAGCCCTGTTGCAACACCACTTCTAACAAGACCAAGAGCGGCCGACTTAGGGTCAGCAAGAATGCTTCTTTGTGCGCCCAGTTGCACAGCGGTGGGTGTAGCCAGTTGCGTAGGATCGACGTTTACGCCAATATCCTGGCCAATCTGCCGAATGCGCCCCTCGACTTCGGCCAACGAAAGCGCGTTGTTCTTGACTGCGTTAGTCCAATAATTCAGACCTTCTTGTTCTGCCTGACGGCCAAGCACGCGGTTGTAAATATCGTTGATTGCGGTTTGCGTTGGGTCTGTAAGTGCTGCTGCCGAGTAGTCATAGCCAGGACCGGCGGTGCCGGAAATAACGGTCTGACCCCCAGGTTGCCCTGCGGCTACTGCGTTAAGCCCAAGATAGTTGGGCAGTGTGCTTGCGGGCGTAGCAAACTGTTGTGTAGTTGCGGCTGTACGGGCGGCGTCAATTTGTTGAGCCAGTGCAGGGTTAGCCGCACGAGTCTGGTTGACTACATCGGTGAAAGACCCCAAGCCCTGCTTCATCCAGTAGTTGATGGCCTCTTCGTTGGGGTTAAGCTCTGCACCGGGGTTAGTTCTGTAGGCTTGTAGGACTTGCTCGCGGGTGGCACCGCCATTGGCCATCCGTATTACGGGCTCCATGCTTTGCGCAAAGTCGTCGATAACGCCGCCACCAGCAGCGTAATGACTCATCAACCCACCGCCAGCACCACCAAGCGGGGGTTCTTCTGTCGGAGTTTGCGCAGTAGTGGTAGCCGCAGCGTCTTTTGCCGGATAGATAGGCTGAGCCGTCCAAGTGCGGGTACGGTAGTCAAACTTGTACGGGCGCATCATGCTGGGGGCACCGGGGCCGGAAGGCATCGAAGTGGCGGTAGGTACGTCGCCAACAAGCCCAGGAGCCGCAGCCATATAACCAGCTCTGGCCAGTCCTGACAGACCACCGATCTCCTTCATGAACGCATCGCGGCCAGCTTTTTCGGTCAAGCCAGAGAAGCCAGCGGTCAGCTTGTCGGTGAAGGGGAGGTTAGCGGCGTAGTTTTGAGCTGCTTGTTTGGCTACAGCATCACGCACAGCATCTTGTGCAAAGCCTTCTCCAACCCCCATAGAAATAGTGTCTAGACCTGCTCGACCTGCCGCTGCTTCACGCCCCGCAGCAAGGGCTGCTTCCGACCCGGCCAGCCCAGAAGTACCTGCGCTAGTAAAGGCCGTGGCGAGGTTTGCCCCGCCATAAGCACCCAAACCAGCAGCAATACCCTTACCAAGATCACCCGTACGGAGGGCTTCAACACCGCCAACCAAGAAGCCAGCGGTCATTGGGTTGATTAGGCCACCTGTAAGCGGAGTCAGCACTGCGCCAATAATTGTCGGCAGCAGGCGCTTGAGGAAGTTAGCCTCGGGTAGACCCGTTTCTGGGTTGATGGTCAGCCCACCGCCGTGTGCTTCGGCTAGAGCATGCAAACCCCGCACCTCGTCCGGTGTCATGTGGACAAGCATCGAGTCGCCGTTGCGACCCTTGGACGCCATGTGGTTGGCTAGTACGGCAAGGCTCATGTGCGCCCCTTGGAATTGATTGAATTCATTTTATTGGGTCAAGTCGTAGAAGGAAAGCGACCCGACAACGTCACCTGTGGTGGCGCCAGATACGGTTCTTACAGCAACGGTGTAGATGTCACTGACTCCGGCGATGGACGCACCCAACTGCAAGTCAAAGTTGTAGTCAGACGGCAAGGATGTTTCTGAAACACCTGCCGAGCCCGACGCTGTTACAAAGTTTGTCTGCACGATGGTGCCGCCCGTGGTGGCCGTAGCCGCTACATCAAACTCCACGTTGGAATCACTGGGCACGGCTGACCAAGACGCGCCGGTCAAGGTAGGGTTCTTGAACAGCGCCACCTCGTAGTTCTGACTGGTCGTTGGCAGAACCTGCACCCGGTTAGGCAACACAACCGCACCCGTGCGTCCGGCAGCAAGTCGGATAGAAACGACGGGCAAGAATGTCGAACCGATGGTCCCCAGGACTGTGGTGCGTCGCGCCACATGGTCGATGGATGTCTGCTCAAACCCACCCTCGGAAACCACCGAGCAGCAAATGGCCTTCATCGAAGCCGCCACCGCAGAACCAGTGGTTCTGATTTCGTACCGCACCGGCAGGATAGCCGTGGTCATGTAAACGCCAGTGATCTCGTTGGCGTTGTTAAACGTGTGGCAGACGATGTACTGACCGTCAATGATGAAGCCACAGCGAACAGAGCCGACGCCAAGCCATTCAAAGTCCATCCACAGAATCTGCGCCTTGGACGGATCAAGCGTCAGACCCGAATCTCCGGTGCCGTTCAGTTTGTCGCCGTTCCAGTCAGCCTGATTCACCGTGCGAACATCCGACGGGGTGCCCGTCACAGACGAGCGAAGCACAAATGAGTAGGTGCCGTCGATGCGCTGAAAGAAGACGCCGTTGTTGTCGTTGTAGTACCCCACGCGCTGCGTAAGGTTTAGGCTCATGCTGCTGTCCATCACGAAGGTGGCGAGCACCAACAGGCCCTTGCCCGGCTGATACGGGAATGAGCGGTAGGTCTGGCGCAGGACTGAACCAACACCGGCCCCGGTCACTTCCATCTTGATCGCCGCTTCGTTGGACAGGAACGTCGTCGTGCCAGTACCGGTTGTGGCCACATCAAACTGGTTGTCTGCGGCGTATCGGTTTTGGCTGTCGAAGAGCGTGTAAGGTTGGCTGACCCGCAGCCGCCCAAAGGCATCCGTGTTGGTGCCGCCGATGGAGATTGGGATGGGTGATGTGGTTGCCACGATCTTGTTCAGCAGTGCGTTAAGCCGGTTGAAGTACAGGCGCAGGACGTTGTTGAACTGCTCGTGATAACGCGACTCATAGTCCCGTGGGGCCAGAGGCAGGTTAGGCGGCGCAGGTACGGTTGCATCTTCGATAAGGAAGGTCATCGCCGCCCATCCGGTCTGATGTCAATACGCGGAGCGCCCAACTGCCACGTCGTGCCCAGTTGGTTGGAGTCAATCTTGAAGATCAGTTGTCGCCCACGCACGCGGGTATAAATCTGGCCGGTGAACTCCTCGGTAATCACGTACGTATTGCCCTTGACTACCGGCTTGCCAGAACTGTCGATGCTGCCTGAACCGGAGTTGTACAGCCCATACAGCGTCATGTTGACGGTGGCCGAGCCTGCGGTGGAGTTCTCAAACGTGATGTCGGGCAGCATGCGCCACACAAACCCGAAGTTGTGGCCGTCGCCGATGTCAAATTCAGACGAAGAAATGTTGGCGCTGATGGGCAGCGAAGTTGCCGTCTCGTTATCGTCGATGCCTTGCTCGTGATTCACGAGGTTGTGGCTGTACGTTGCGGCAATAGGATAATCGCGCAGACCCGAATCAAGCCACGCGGTCCTGGCCATCGTGCCGTAATACCAGATGCGCTCAAGGTAGTTGTAGACAACGTAGCGGTCTACGGTGTTGGAGCCCGCCGAGCAGTAGAACCACCAAACTTCGTTGAAGCCCTCGTTGGTGCCAGCAAAGACTTGGGACGCCTGACCGGCATTAAAGTCGCTGAAAACATACCGGCGAACATCGCAGGGCAGCGTCTGCACGCGACCGTCATAGGCGTAGAACTTATCCACGCCCATCCAGTACACCACGCCAGAAGCGATGGCCACGGCATTGGGGCCGACGATGGAGATGTTGTCCCCCAGAAGTTGAGCGCCCCAGACGATTGGCGGCTCAAGATACTGAAGCGAGTACAGGGCCGAGTCCGTGAAGACCACAATTTCCTGACGTGCCTGAATTGCGGTGATGATCTCCGAACCTGTTGACAGGCGTAAGCTCCCCGCTTGGTTGGTGGCTACGGGTGTCCAGTCGAGCGCGTCTTCCTGCGCTGACCACCGGATCAACATCGGATCGAGCGTCGCGGAACCGTAGTCGTTGCAGCCCATCGCAAACACAAACCGGTTTACGTCAGACACAAAGATCACGTTCTGGACAGTCGGCACGTCCGACGCCCCCACCGCAGTGGCCAAGTTGTACCCGCGTGTGGTGACGCCTGTCGAAGCGTCCCAGTAATACATACCTCCGCCGCGCGGGCCAAACACCAAATCCTCGCCCCAGTTCTTTTGGGTCCACAGTCGAATTGGTAAGTTGGTGACCGTGCCGGTACCCCACGGGCCAGAACCCCAGGTGCCTGCACCCCAACCAGTCAAAGGCACGGAGAAAGCCGCACCAGTATTGATCTGATATGCCGCAGAAACTGCCGCCCCACCGGTGGCCCCGATGGGCACGGAGGAAGCCGTGGTAATGGTGTACGTGTTGAGGTTGACAACTGTCAGTTGAAACTCGCCGTTGAGAAGCGCAGCAGACGCGCCTGTCACCCCACTGAACGTCACAAAGTCGCCCGTTACTGCGCCATGCGCAGGGGCATTGACCGTCACCGTGGTTGTACCGTTACCCGTGAACGGGTCCAGAGGCAGTGTGGTGGTGACGCGCAGCGGCGTGATGTCGTTATAGGCGCCGCCCTTTTCAATGTAGAACTTGAGATTGGTGCCCACACCCACCAAGTTCAAAAACCCCAAGGTCACCCAGTTCCACAGCGAACGGCAAGTGCCAAGAAAAGTATTGGACGAGATGCGCTGCCAGCCGCCGATTTTTTCTGGCGTGCCTTGACGGAACCGAACCTTGTCGCAGTCGTACCACCCGCCTTCGGTGGTGTACCGCGTGTTTTCGCGGTTGACTCCGGGCTTGAACAAAATCTTCTGGAGCATTATACTGGCCTGCCATCAATTAGGAGAACACCATGTATGTCTACATCTGGAAGACGCCGGAAGGTACCCCGTTCTACGTTGGATTTACCAAAAACGAAAGGCGCAGCAACCCTAGAAACAACGGCAACCGCAGTTGGTTGTGCAAACAAAAACTTACCGAGATTGGCGTTGATCGTGTGATCATCGAGTTGCGCCCCGTACCCTCTGTCGAAGAAGGCGTCGCTCTGGAGTGCCGACTTATCGCCGAAATTGGACGCGTGCAAACAGGCACTGGGCCGCTGACCAATCTCACGTCCGGTGGTGATGGCGCTCATGCACGAACCCCAGAACACCGAGAAAAACTTCGGCAGGCCATGCTAAATCCTAACCACCCAGCAAGAAGCGAAGCCGCAAGAGCGCAGCAGCGTAAACGCATGCTTGACCCCGACGTACGCGTGCTGTTTTCTGGTGACGCCAATCCTGCCAAGCGCCCCGAGGTGCGCGAGAAAATCAAAGCCAAGTGGGCAGACCCCGAGTACCGAACCATGATGTCTGCCAAGAGGGTCGGCAAACGCATCCACTCAGAGGAAGAGAGGCTGCGTCGGAGAGAACGGTTGTTATCAGCCGACAATCCAATGCGTGAGTACCACAAGGTGCTAAACACCGATCCCACCATCGCCGCCAAACGCGCCGCGACACTGCGGTCGCCGGAACAACGCAAACGCCAATCCGACGCCATGAAAGCGTACTGGGAACGTAAGCGGGCGGAGAAGACTTGAGGCATGGCGGTATTTTCCTGTCAAGACAGAAAAAGGGCAATCTCTGCCTCGCGGCGTTTTACCAGACCGGGCAGGACTTTGCCACCCCCCATCGTCCACTGGCGGAAGGCGTCTGCCGCCCCGCTCCAGTCGTCCCGGTTGGCCCTCATCCTGATCTGGCTGCGCTGAAGGTTGCCTAGCCCTGCATTGAAGGCAAAACTGACCAGAGCGTCAAAGCTGCCTTGACGGCTAGATACGCCGGGAACAAGTCGAAGAACACCACGTTCAAAAGTGACGACGTCAGCGTGGAATAGTTCGTCGATCTCCGTCTTAGTCCAGACACGGCTGTCCTCCGGCTTCAAAGGGAACTCAGAGCGCAGCATCCCGGTATAGCCTTCCTTGCGGATAACCGGGAGTCTGATCTGCTCTTGGTACAGGACATGGCCGTAGCCAATCGTCCAGATGTGGGCAGGGCAAAGGTAGGGTTTACTCCTAAATCCCTCATACTTGTGCATGAGAGCCTCGCCCACCTTGCTCAGTTTCACTTCTTACTCCACTGGCGAGAACCGAACCAGTAGCCGATGATGCCGCCAAGGATCGCCATCTCGTCGGCAGAGAAGATCAAGTCCGAGTACAGGATGATGTCGTCCATGCTCTGGATCAGATTCGGGTGGTTCCACAGGTACCACGCCATGAAGGCGTTGATGGCCACCAACTCAAAGACAAAGATGTAGGTAACCGTAGGCCGGACGGTGCCGGTGTAGTTCACCACCCACCGGGAAGCCTTGTCCATGATCTTCTGGTCGTGCGCCAGAGCCGCCTCGGTCATCCGGGCATCAGTCTCCATCGCCACCTGCTCGGTGCGAATCTCCTCCATCCGGGCCTGGGCGGCAAAGCCTGCTGCGGCCAGTTGCAGTTCGCGCTCGGTCTGCACCTGAGCCAGACGCAGTTCATGGGCTTGGTCTGCCTTGTTCTGGAAATACTCAAGCAGTTTGGGCAGGCCCGAGAGGAGCAAGCCCCCGAGGGTGGAAAGAAGCGACAGCATCTCAGGCTCCTAGAGCAAAGAAGAACAGAAGTACCCCGACTGCCCCCACGCCGATTGAGGCGTAGAACAGGCTTAGGGTAACGGCCAGGATGGCGGCAGAGGACAGGACGATGGCCAATTGCAGCGCCATGCCGGAGTAGGAGTAGTAGGAAGACTTGGCCTTGGCAGCGTCGCGTTTGGCTTCAGCAGCGCGGGCCTTCTCCATGATCTCGTCCATGTCGGCGCGTTGCTTGGTAGCCTTCTGCTCATTGTTGGTGACCTCGTAGATGGTCGCCCGGACATTCTTGGCCTGATACCACGCCCACAGGTTGTTGGACTCTATGGTTCCGTTGAGAACCGCAGAGGAGTTCCTTCCGGCAAAGTAATTTGTAACAGCAAGGAGTAGAGCAAGCAGGCTAATAGAAACCGCAGCAA